AGGGTGATCGCGAAGGTGTTGCCAGATATGCAGCCAGCGTCTGAAATAAACGTTCATCTTCACATCAGGAACGCCCACGGTGCTTACACCAACTCGCACTGAACTGATGGAGTCGGTCAGCACAACAGCATGGTTGCCTTTAACTGACGATGCCCACTTATCCAGCAACTCAGGTGATGCACTCATTTTGTTACCACGCTGCGGGTCAGGCTGGCTTGTCAGTAACGTAGTAATCACCACGTTCTGCTTCTGCCGATACTCCGCATAACCGGTGTAACCATCATCGCGACGTTTGTTGTGAATGGTGACGTTGCGTTTAACCTGCGCCTCACGGTCAGGCTTTGGAACCGAACGCTCTACCGCCTCATGCTCATCAAGCGAATAAATCAGTTTTTCCGAACCGACCACATCCGCAAACGCCCAACTCGTTAGCCCAGCGTTGTGAATGCGCAGCGCCAGATCGGAGTGCTCATACATGCCGCGCTCGTAGATGGCGTCGAAGCCACCGACCTTTTCAATTGCACTGCGGTGGTAATACAGCATCACGCCACGCTGGCCGGTGTAAGCCACGTGCTTACTGTCACGATAGAGCACGGCAATATCATTCAGCTTCTTGCCGGTAGCGAAGTCCTGAAACTGATAAGCTAAATGGGGCTCAGGTGATTCGATGTATGGTTGTTCCCATCCACCAGCGATGGGCCACGCGTCATCATCCCACAAAAACAGATGCTCACATCCAGCATTAATCAGCGCTTCGAGGCTGGCATTTTTCGCGGCAACGATGCCGCGTGACATGTCACTGCGGATAGACTTCACACCTACAGGAACATCAACCGGTTTGGATGACCCGTCATCAACGACAAACACCAGCGCACCGGTTGGAAGGTATCTAAGCTGATGATCAAGAGCGCGGGCTAAAACTTCATGGCGATTATGCGTGCTTATTGCGATGCCGATATTTGAAGCGCGATCAGTTAATGGTGCGTATCGAACACCGTTAATCACTACTTCCATTTAGCATTTCCTGCTGGTCAGATAGATATAACCCTCGGCAATGGCGATATCGCCAACCGATAATTCATTATGTTTATGCTGAAAAGTGAACTCAGTGAATGCAGTTTTTAGCACAAAATAAAAAACCACCAGCTTTTGCCAGTGGTCAGTTAAAACAGGTTCAATCGTTACGGTAGAAGATCTAAAGTTGTTCCGATCGTGTAAACGACTGTGGCGCGGATAGCACCCTCATCGTCACGCCACTGGGTTTCTGTAACCTTAAGAATCACCCAGCCTTCCTGAAGTCTACGATTAACTTTGGCGCTGTCTTCAATCTGGTCTACTTGTTTAATCTGAGTGAGGTCAAACTGTTTTTCTGGCATGCCTATCTCCTTATCCATGGGAGACAACACATTACCTTTGAGATTTATCCGAGTGAAGCAAATTTATCTCACAACTAGATGTGCATCTACGCGCGGCGTGATGATCACAATCCACTTGGGATTATGACAATCTCAACAGAATCCCTCGTCGAGCTTGTTTCATAGCTGGCATCGCCATTACTTAGCAGGAAGTGCGCTCGCTCCAGCGCGTCGAGCACGGCTTGCTTGTTGTTCTCTTCTAAAAACTCGGTGACTTTTACATCTGGCGCTGACATCCGCAGTTTGAGCATGCTGTTCATAAATCATTCCTGATTGGAGTTTTCAGCATTGTAAGCCAGTTTCGCAACGCTTCACAGCGTGGCTAGCCGTTATCCCTTGTCGGAGGATTCTTTCTTAAGCTTGTAGTACGCAGCAACAAAACCAATTGCATTGCGCCAATACCTGAACCTTTGCCATCCCGTCCAGAGCATCAATCTGTGCCAGCCTGTATCTTCCTGATTGCAGCGCGATCGACATTGCACTGCTCAACCACTCCATAGAGAACCACGTTCAACTCTACTGAATCGCCATAGCTCATCGCGCTAGCGGGTTCCGGTGCCTTTATCGGGCTGGTCAGGTCCGCTGGCAGATTTAACCGTGTCTGCTTTATCGTTCTGTACTCCACTGGCTGACTTCGCGGCGTCTCGCAACCGCTTAACAGCATCAGGAGGCACAGGAGCGGCAGCGTTTTTATCAGCTGCAAGGTATTGCTTAATTTCATTCTGAAGTTTCCGGTTCTGATCTGCCGTTAGGGCGCGCTGCTCTGCAACCTGACTCATCACCTCGTTTTGCTGATTAACCGCCTTCACCAGGTCATTGACGCTGGCGGCTAAGTCGTCGTTCTTGGAGCGCAGATCGTTTATCTGCCCGTCTTTGCTGTTTGCCAGTTGCTCCAGCCGCTCGTTGGTAGCAGTCAGCTGTGAGTTGCGGGCATTCAGTCCCCAGAGACAAATGCAGATAAGACCAATGATGATTACGTGCGAATAGTTTCGGATAAAGCCGATTACGTTGAACATAGAATCCCCTTAGCTTTTAGTAAGCGGGATTTCCTGTCTTCCAGACCGTTAGTGCCACCGTTAATGACTTTGGTGATGCGGGTAACATCATCAAGGTCTGCAAGTTCGTTTAAGCCGTGATTCTTCCACCATGCAGCTGCTGACATCGCCGCCTGAAGGTTTTCAGTCAGCAGGTCAGGGTTAGCCACCACATCAGCGCTTAGCTGACCGGAAAGGGCTGCGTAATTCGCTTTGCCGGTAATCTGAATCAGTCCACGCCCGCGATATCGATAACCATCACCGGAAGCAACATCACCATTGCCATTGCGGTTCGCGTAAATGATGTTGGCGATCATCTTCTGATTGGCGGCGTGTTCAGCGTTGCGTCCATAGGCTTTGGCCTGCGCCACAGTGATGCGCTTGCCGAACATGGCAGTAAGCGCGTTCTCGCTGTAATTCAGACCCTCTTCCACTTTCGTGAATCCGGCTGACTCATGCCCCACCTGCGCCAGAAAGTGCGCCTGCCGTAATGGGGTATTGATACCGAATGAGCTCATGCTGGCAGCTATGCGGGGAAACCACTTGTCGCGCAGCGCATCAGATACGCCAGTAGCGCGCTGGAAATTAGTGGGCGTCAGCATTGTCATCCCCTATACGCTTATCAATGAATTTGCGCAGTTTGGACGAAAGCCAGTCCACGCCGAGAAAACCAAGGAACACAGCCGCAACGCGCGTTACGTCATCGTTGATATTCCAGTTCAGGGCAGAGCCAAGAATCTGGAGCGTCGGCTGCAGGAAGAACGCGAACACGCTGCACATTGCCGCATCAAGCAAACGTCTCGGCCATGTGTCTACGCCGACGTATGTGGCGCGAAGTAGCGCCATCACTCCGGCAAGAGCTGCATACCCCGATTCGTTTTTGTGGGCATATAGCCAGGCCAGCAGGCTTGCCCAGAAGCCCATGTCTTTATCTGGCATACGTTTCATCCTCACCTCCCAATAGGTCGGTGCCGTCGGTAGTCTCGAAATAAAAAATTGCGCACCGCCACGGCGTGAAAATTTCGGATAACAGTGATTGGCGGGCGCAAAAACGAAAGAAGGCCGCTCTATGGCGACCCTCTAAAATATGAACCCTGACGCGTTCCGCGATAGTTACCTGGCCCGTCAGCCACAGGGTTAATTATTAAAAACAAAAAGCCCCATCGGTTAAGACGGGGCTTTCGGCCTGATATGCGAGATGAATGATTGGACTAAAGAACGATACACATCAGGCGATTTACTATTTACAAAATCTGATTTTTCCTGTCAAGAATAAAAACGCCCGATAGCTGGTGAGGCTTCGGGCGCTTTAAATCACTCACGGTATTTGCAACTGATTCTTGATGATAAGTAGTACTGCGTAGTAACGACTCTTATCACATTACCAATGATTTTGCGGACCGCGTTAATGTTTTTTGAATAATTTTTCTTGGCTCTAATTCCGGGTCCATTTCAAGCCGAACATCCAACCATGCCAGACAGCCTTCAATAAAACCTTCAGCCATTTGGACCTGAATGCGGATCATCTTCTCGTCGCATTTCGCGCGCTGCGCCAGCTTGCGTTTGGATATGTTGTAGAAGTAATGCAGAACAATTAACTCGTGCTCATCAGGACGGCGGGCGCGAAGTTTGGCTAAGCATGACTCAATAACCAATCCATCATCATCAGTGCATGACAGGGTCATTTTTGAATCCTGTGGTAGCAGCCCTTTGAACCCAGCCGCAATTGGTGAGTAATCTACACCGCTACGATCAGAGCGCGCCCATCCTGCCCAACGTTCTAATACCTGTGACATGTCACGCATAAATATTCCTCCACGCTTTTTAATTTACCCGATCACGCCGACTGCAATCGAGTGATCAAGGAACCTGAACAGCAGCTCTAACTGACTGCCGTATTTTTCTTCGAATGCCCTCATGTCCCGGTGCAACTCATCGTGATGCGCCCTGCAAAGCGGTATCACAAACAAATCATGCGCCTTCGTTCCCACTCCTCCCTGTCCGTGTCCGATTATGTGGTGTGGGTCGTCTGCTGGTTTATTGCAGCAGACGCATGGCTGCACCTTGACCCAACGCGTGTATTTCTCACTGCTCCAGCGCAGCCGTTTTGGTCTCGCCATAAACGACTGCGGCGACTCCGGGTCGGCTTTGATGGTCATCACCTGCTTAACCACCTCAACCGCTTCCTGAATCACTTCCCGCGCAGCGCGCACAGGGTTGATATCTGCCTCCGGCATTGGTCCTGTTGCTGGCTTCTCCACCGGCATACGCAAAACACGCCGGGCCGGCGCTTCCGGCATAAGGTCGATGACGTCCCTGATGCATGCCCACCAGCACAGCTCTGGCAGCGTCATAAGGTGATCAGCGCCTAAACCCATCTGGATGCATGCTGATTCGATAACCCAGCGGGATAGATTATCTGCTGCAACCTCTTCCAGTGGTGCCGGTGCGCCATTGGCCCGGCAAAAATTATCGTGCGTGTAGCACAGGCAAACCGCGCCTCGTTCGGTCCGCAAGGTAGTGTAATCGTGGTGATGATAAGAATCTTTTTCGTGATGCTGACAGGAGCGAATTTTTTGCACCCATCTGACGTGTGCCTCCCATC